ATGCTTCTTCCTGTTTGTCCGCTCTTGCCGCTTCAAGTTCTGCTGAGAGTGCATTAATAATTTCTGCGGCTCCTTTTAACTTCTCGTCAACTGTTTCTCCTGCAAGCATTTTTGCAACAACTGCCTGATTTATTTTGTTCTGTACCTTGTCAAATACTGCCTGTTCTTTCTTTGTCATAATGATTATCTCCTTTTCTGATATGGTTTTTGTTTACTTGTTTCTGAATCTTTGTCTTTCTTGCTTTCTGCAAACTCAATGGAATCTGCCACAACGTCTGTTGTGAATACGGTGTATCCGTCTTTGTGTTCATACTTACCTGTAACAATATGTCCTTCAAGGATAACTTTTGTTCCCTTGAACAGATAACTTTCGGCAAACTCTCCTTTTTTTCCGAATGCTACACAGCGAATGAAATCTGCTTCTTCATCGTTCCATCGTGGAACAGCCAGTGTGAAATTGGCAATTGCCATTGCGTCACTACCTGCACTATATCTGATTTCCGGGTCGCGTGTTAACCTTCCTACTATAATTGCTCTGTTCATTTTGCCCTCTCTTTCTTTGCATCAATTATTTATCAGTACACTATTATTATAAACGATATGTATGAATTTGTCAAGCACTTTATTAAAATTTATGCGATTCTTGATTCGTCCAAAAGCCTTCGATAATCGGCTGTTACTCCCAGCGTGTAGGTGGAATCTTTCAGTACAACGTTTGAGGTGATGGCAATTATCTTTCCGTCAATCACATAGGATGTTATTTCTGGTTCGTCGTTGTAGACTGACTCTGTTCCTCCGGCGTCGGAGAATATGAATCCTTCCTTGAACTTGTCTATGGTTCCTAATTCGATGGAACCTTTTTTCTTGTTTACTCCTGCTATTGTGACCGTTAAACGTCCGTTCTTTACATAGGCATACTTCTTTGCCCCTAGTGTTTTAAAATAGTCATAGGTGCCTTCTGATTCGTACACGCCCATGTAGTGAACGTTTCCGCGCGGGTCTTCTGCGTATGCGCCAGACTCTAAGCTATCGGCAATACGAAGCTCATTGTAGGCTGTCCAGTCGGCTTGTCCGATGTATTTTACGCTATCTGTATCACAGTATACGAAACCTTCTCCTGCTATCTGGATGCCTTCTTCAAGTCTCCATCTGGCGTGTGCTGTTGTCCAGACTCCCCATTGGTAGGGTAGGAAAGCTCTCTTGTTTGAATTGGCTAGAAGCTCTCCTATGTCGTCCGTTCTCTCAGTAAATCCCTGTGAAGCCATGAACTCTATCTCCTGTCTCACCGGGTCCTGTGCTGTCATGCCGTAAATGGCATTCAGCTTGTTCTTTGACTTCATGTAGAATATCTCTTCACCGTCAACGTCTTTAAGCCTTGTCTTGCTTCTGTAATATGATATGTTTAGGTCGATGAACGGTTTAGGAAGTTTTCCGTATCTTGCGTGATAAACGTCCAGTGGAATAAGGTCATCGAAGTCGTATTCTATCATGATTATCTTAAGGTCAATATCTGTTATTGTTGTCTCTAAATACTCTGCTTCTAGGACTCGTCCATTGTCGTATAATCCATTCTTTATCATACGGCTTTTATCCTTGCTTATGTACGGACAGCCTTGTCCTACCTTTAGCTTTGGATTGACGATTCCTATTCGCATTAATACCGCTTTGTGTCTCCTGTTAATCAGGTCTAGAAGTTGTTCTACTGTGCAAGCTCCCGCATGATAGAATGCGCTGATTGGATATTCACAATTGCATATTACATCCGGGTAACTACTTGAACGGTCAAAGGAATGGACGTCTTCCAGTTTCATGTCTGAATAGAAACGATTGGCATGTGTATTTCCACCTCTGAAAGCTTCTCTTAAGGCTTTATATATCTCAAGGTCTGGTAGCATGCTGGACACATATCCATAGCGGACTAATCGCATTGCCTGTTTCGCATCTCGGCGAACGTAACCCGTTGATGTAAGAGGGATTGTGTAAAGGTTGTCCCCATCAATTTGCATTTCCTTTTTGATTGCTTCAACTAGACCGAGAACATCGTTGACACAGTAGTCCAATTGTCTTTGTGTTAAAACTGTCCACGGGTATCTTTCTTCGTTATAGTCGAAGTCTTCCCCATCCAGCTTTTGATGCTTCACCTCCATCTTGCGTGTGTATTCAGCCAGTGACATATTACTATGTATGTAGCTACACCGGAACTCTAAGAATCCATGCATAGTACATTTTAAAACTTTACGTTTCTTTAATGCAAAAACTTCATCAGATGTGAAATGGTATATGCCCCTAAGAAATTGAAATTCATAGGATAGATTGTGAACATATACTACAAGGTTTTCTCTCGGTTTCATTCGGTCTTTAAGCTTCTGAACGAAATCGTTAAACTGTTCCCATGTGCGCCCGATAACCGTGTATTCCTCGTCAAACTGCCATTGCCAGATATACATAATAGATTGCTCGATTGATTTGATTCTGGACGTTTCAATATCAAAGGCTGTTATTATAGATTTGTAATCCTTTTTGGAGCTTCCTCCTTGATTACCTCTTTTACGTTTTTCCCGTTGTATTGACTCGTACCAGTCAAAATCAAACTCTTCGCAATTTACTATCATTTAATCCCCAATTTTCTCCTGATATATTCCGAGTTTCGCGCTTTTGGGTTTCTAGGAATTTCCATATTTTCTATCTCATCTGCTTTTGATAGATATTCATCAAAGTTGCTCTTAAGCTCTTCTTCTGGAATTTTAAACCGTTCCCCAGCTTCGAATACTGCTAATGCCGCTTCGCTGTCATAAATTCTGTTGAGTTGCATATTTCTGAATGAATCCATGAAATCCGTAAATTTGAAAAAATTCTTTCTATTTACGAAGTTGTAACCTTTGTCTTTAAGTGTCTCTATTGTCTCGGCTCTCTGTCGTTTAAGACCTGATACTGAGGATGTTTCCGCATTTATAAATCGCGCCAGAGCGGCAAGTTCGTAACGAAGTTGGGTTGGCGATTTCATATCGGCCAGAACTGGATATTTACCATAATTTCTTTTGAACACTTCGCTCTTTTCCCACTCGGTTCCAACGAACCGGGCGAGTCTTTTCTGAGCGATTTTTCTAAGTCTTGAATATTCTTTTCTTAACTCTGATTCCGGTTTAGCGGTTGAAAAGGCTGGCATGTATGCCATCAAGTCCCATTCCAGCTTCGCTTGCTTTTGCTTCGCCATTTTCCTTTACTCCCTTCTCGATTAGAATGCTTAGTGTGTATTCTGCTATCTCTAAGTTGTCATAGATTTCGCCTAGAACAATCTGTTCGTCGTTGGATAAATCGTCATCGCGTTTGCATAATAGAAACTGTATGAAGTTCTTTGAATCATTGATGGCTATTTCTTTCTCTTTAAGAATGTGTAACTGGCTCAGTCTCATGTCTTTCCATCCTCTCTTTTACTATAAGGTCTATTGCCTTTGACCTGTTGATTTCCTTCTCTTCTGCCAGTGCGTCGATGTATGCTAGCGTGTCTTTATTAAATGATATTGAACGTGTAACTACTTTTCGCATCTGGATGTCCTCCCAAGTGCATATCCGATTAAGATTCCTACAAGAAATCCGATTACAATTACTGTCAAAACTGTGTTAGTTGTTACTGTTAAAATCATGATTTGCCCTCCTTTAATGTTTCTAATACGGCTCTTATGCCTATCAAATATGCTCTGTCGCTGATTGTCACCGTATTCATTTTTCCGAATATTCTTTCGCTTTCTTCAAGCTTTTCTGATGCTCTTCTTTCAAGTGTTTCGATTGATTTAAGCTCCTTCTTTGTCATTACTTTTCCTCCTTGTGGGTGATTGATAATTTTGGTGAATATGCTAATAATTCTAATACAACCTGTGTTAATTCCGATTCCTCTACTCTTATATAATGCCATTGTTCTTTGAATTTATACCCTACTTTGTACCAATGTTTATTCATGCTTGTCTTCCTCCATCTCTTCGAGTTCGTCTACTAATTCTGCTAGCGTCCTCCATATACTTCTCGCTCTTAATAGATATGGATGATTTTCTTCTAAAAGCAAACTCAAGTAACCTAAATTAA